CGCGTTCTGCGGAGCGAAGATGCTCTGCTGACGGAGAAGCTCGCTGTGGTTCTCGACCAAGAAACGACGACGCTCAGCACCAGCGCGGAGGCTCTTATGCTTCTCCAACAGCGGGTTACCCAAGTTCACGATCACGGGACGAACCGGATCAGGAGCGGGAGCGGCGGTGGGCGACTTAATCGAAGCTTCCAGAGCGGAAAGCTTCGCGAGAATCGCAGTGAGATCAACGGGAGCGGCAGGAGCAGCCGCAGCCGTCACAGTAGTAGCAGTGTCAGACATATGTGTGTCGGTGGTTTGTGTTGGTTGCGGCGTGGAGTCCACGCCAGAATCGTTGATGGTTTTTTCGCCATCAGTCGAAAGTGTTTTGTCTGTATTGGTATCAGACGGCTCTTCTAGTTGAGCAAAGAGAGCAGAAAACCAGTCGCGTCCAGCAGCACCTCCCCAGAGGTTTGCCGCTACATCCGCAGGAGTATTAGGTTCTGCTTCCAAGAATCGGTCGTTGCGTCCCCACCAAGCGTTAGCTTTGCGGATCTTGTTTTCGGTAGGAGCCTCTCCTGCGACCAAAGATTTAGCATCGGTGACAGTTGCTGGTTCTAGACCATCACCAGCAAGACCTTCCTCGTATTGCTCAAGACCTCGACGGAGGTTGTTCTTGACCGTCTCAGGAGCAGTCTTCGTGACAGCGCGAGGATGCCATTTAGCGGCCATCGCAAGCTGTTTGATAGGTTTGTCCACCAAGCCAAAAGCCAGAGCTTCAGCGGTGGTAAACCAAGTCTCTGCTTTCATCGCAGCGCGGATAGACTCAGCGGAGCGTCCGGTCTTTTTAGCATACACTCCAACCAACACTTGAGCGTGTTGATCCAAAGCTTCAGCCATCTTCCGCATATCCTCGCTCGTACCAGAAGCCATTCCTGATGGGTCGTGGATCATCATTAGAGCGGCATCAGCCATCTCTACACGATCACCGGCAAGAGCGATAATTGACGCGATAGAAGCAGCGATACCCACAACGCGAGTGGTCACCGGAGCTTTGCGACCGCGCAACTGGTTGTAGATCGACAAACCATCCCAGACATTACCGCCGGGAGAGTTGATCTCTACGAGCAGCGGACCATTGCCAATCTCGTTGAGTACATCCGAAAACTGCTTTGCAGATAGACCGCTTCCACCATACCAGTCTTCGCCAATCTGATCGAAGATCTGAACGGTAGCAGGATCACCGGCAGCGTTTGCCGGAGCGAAGTAAAGCCAATCTGACTTCTTGGTAAAACTCATTCGGTTTTCTTGGCTTTTGGTTTGCGAGTCTTTTTGACGGTAGCGGTAATCTCGTCCTGCTCTACAACAACAGGTTGCGACCCACCTTCTGACGGAGCAACTGGAGACGGAGATTCAGAAGGATCGCCTTCAATGTCAATAGCAGTTGCAACACTAGTTGCGGGACGCTCTTTCTGAATCACCGAAATCTCAGATACATCAACGCCGTACTTTGCAGCGAGTTGACGTACAAACAAAGCTTGTTGGGCTTTTGACTCTAAAGCAGAACGCCAATCAAGACCACGCGCACCATAGACCTCGTCAAAGGTTACAACTCCGGCTTCTAGCTCTGCCAATTGAGCCGCAGAATTACGGCCAACGTCAACATTCGGGGAGCGCGGAGCGGTGATTGATACTTCGTACCAGTCGCTGGGAGCGTCGTTAAGAGTGGGATCGTTCTTGATCGCGTACTCCATCGCGTACTCGTAAATACGACGAGCCGCTGAAGCCATAACTTGATGGCGAGAGCGGAACCATACAGATGACATATCTAACGCACCGCGATAGACAGTTCCCTGCATTGACTCTGGGTAAACCAAAACGTAAGGGATGCCAACACCAGCGCAGACTTTCTCAGTCAGTTGTCGCCAATACTCGCGCATATTTACACCGGGACGCTCGGTCGCAAACTGCTCGAAACTGTCACCGTTCTTCATTACCTTAACGCCAGATCCAAAAACCTGTTCGTAATAGTTCTCGGCAGTGTTTACGCTTGCTCCAGCAGTACCAGCGCGGAGGTTGCTCGCTTGGACTTCACCAGCGTCAGTCTTAACAATCTGAGCGACAGACGCGCCTAACTTACAAGCTTCCATCTCCAGCTTTTGCAGATCATCTAGATCGTGGAGATCGTTGATGACAGCGGAGACAAACGGAAGACCTCTAAGCTGACCGGGACGATTCGGTTCGTAGATATGTACAACCGAGTCAGAGGGAATGGAGCGAACATCAGTCAGGTTACCCTGAGTTTTTTCCGATCCAATAAAGTAGGATATCGCTCGTCCGGTACGAGGATCAAACCGGATACCGTCAAACACGGTCTCGTCTGCTTGCATCCCTGCCGGAGTCGCAATAGATTGAGCTTCGATTAACTGCAATCGAGGTTTGCCGGTGTCACCTTTGGTGAGCAGCAAGAATGATTCACCATCGTAGAACCAACCGCGAGCGGCTTGCCCCATTAGAGTGCTGAACGACTGACGAGAACCGATATCGGGATAACGGCTCCAGACATCAAACCACTTCTTAGCCTTTAAGTTCCAAGCAGAATCACTAGAGGCTGGTTGAACCGAGAAGCTAGAGCCAACAGTGTAGCTCTCAAACAGATCACCAAGCCTATTCAGTACAGCGTTGTTTTGCTCAAAAAAGCGAGACTTGCGAACGATGGCTTGACGAGTCGAACTGGTAACATCAAACCGCGCGGAAGTGTAAGACGTATCAAGATACGAACGACGCAAAGACTGACCGGCTCCTTCGTATTTGTTAACGGGAGCGGGAAACAGCTTGTTCGCTATGTTTTGAAGGAATCCCATTAGCTCATTCGGGTTGTGGCTTCACGGCGGAATTGCGTGAAATCCCCATAATACCGAGTGGTTGAAACCAGAACGGCGGTCAGCATCTTGTTGTAAATCTGGAGATCGGTGGGACTAGCGATCCCATCACCAGAGAGAAGCGTTACAGCGTAATCGTAATCGGTTAGCAGAGACTCCCACATTTGGAGCATCTCAATTGGTGCTGCTGTACCTTTACCGGGTTCAGCAAATTCAACAGAAACGTCAGAGCTAGAAGTACTGCGGACCACATTCCCGCTCTCCATTGAGTTAGCGGAAACAGTCAGCTTTGCCGTCAAAGCTTCAAGCAATGTCAAAGCGGCTTTGCTCGCGTAGGTCGTACGCAAGTAACTCCGTTTTGTTGCTACCGTGTAAGTGAACACTTGCGCGGACTATCAACAGACCGCGAAGTTTGTCAACCACTAGAATTTTCCGAGGTGCTAGAAGTTAGGTCTCCCCACAACATAACCATCGCAAGTTGCATGATTTCACAGTCATGCAAATGGTCCGGCCAACGAGTGTTTCGCTTGAACCATAAGTGCTTGATCCTACCGGAGCGGTTGGCTGTTGGCTTAAGAAGATGGCTGTCTAGATGCTTCCAATAGGTATCAGAATCGCTCGCAAAAGCCCCTTCAGCGTCTAGCGGAGCGGGTAGGCTACAAACACTCCATTGATGAGTCTCGGTCCCTTTACGGAGCCGCTGGAGCACCTCCCGCATATGCTCGGTGTCAAAGACAAGCAGCGGTTGCACAGCGTCAGTCCGCATCGAGGTTGACGTTGTGATTCCAAAGGGATGTATGGAGCCGGTCTTAGACGTAAATCTGGCTCCGGTCTCGCGTCCTTTCATCGGTAGCCATCCGATCAGCATTGGCTTTCTAAGACCTCCCTCTGGTGGGTAACGCAGACCGCAGGGATAGTTTATTGGGCTTCCGCTGCTCTGCGAGAACTCCGCACAAGCATCATACACCGCTTGCGTGTTATAGCCGGAATCAACACCAACATCCATATCGTGGACGTTGTACTGTAACTGTACCCTGCGGAGTGCGGCAAAGTCATCAGCGTGACCGGCTCCAACAAGTCTAGAGTTGCCTTTGCTCCATTCTCGGCAGACCCACCACAAGAACGGAGCGGCAGCTTGTACGTCAGCGGTGAGATAGCGTCTGGCTTCAGGGATTCCAGCGTCAGACACAATCTCGACTCGGTCCTGTTGGGTCTCCTGATTCTCCCACGGTTCTGCCAACATCCCGTTAATAAAACCCTGCAACCCCATCATCGAGCTTTTTGCTTCCAAGAACGCGACAGCAAGATTTCCCCAAGTACATTTTCGATCTGGGGAATACAGAGACGACAAGTGATAGGATCTTACGCTTGGGAGGCTGGCTTTATTTTCGGAGATCCACTTGCCGTGACGTAACCCTGCGACTTTCTGGCTGTCGCTTATCTTTCCCTGACAGAGTTGGCAGACGTAGTGCGCTGTAGTACGGATGCGCTGCCAGTCAGGTCGTCCGTCTTCTAGTTTCTCGTTCTCCCAAGTGACTTGTCGCCACTCTAGCTTGATATGTTCGCGGCAGTATGGGCAGGGAATGTAATACCTCCGCTGGTCCCCTCGCAGATATCGCTGCCATATCCTTCCCTCGGAGGTTGTGGGAGTTGAGGTAAAGAACGCTTTGGAGCTACTGAACGCTTTGAGCCGCTGTTCCGCTAAATCAAGAGCGTCAGCTTCTTTGGCGGTCGCGTCCGCAAACTTGTCCACCTCATCTGCGACCAAGATTCTAACGGGACGGGACGCTAGATTTGCCGGTGAGTTGCTCCCCACAAAAGTTAAAGTGCAGCGGTCGAATTGCTGCTCAAGATTGGTGATCTGGTCTTTGTCGGTAGGAAACCGCGCGATCATTGCCGGTGAGTCTTCCAGCATTGGCAACCAGCGCGACTTGCTGAAGCTACGAGCCAGATTCTCACTCGGCATCAACCACAACGCAGGAGATGGCTCTACGTCGATTGACCAAGCCAGACCGGCCATCAGCGTCGTCGTTTTGCTGGTCTGAGATCCCCAACACAACGTGACCTCGGAGACCGCAGGATCTTTCCAAGATTCTAGCGGCTCCCTGCAATATGGTCTTACAGCCGTGGAGAATGGACCGGGATGCTCGGTCTGTCGTTGGCTTAGAGTCAGATTGCTCTCAGCCCACTCGACGACAGATTGCCGTGGAGTCGGTCGCCATAACTGTCGGCGGAACTCTAGGATCTCTAGCTCTAGGTCTGTCATCAGAATAGTTGGTTCATCTTATATTGCATAGCGGTCGCCATATTAATTAACGCCATGCGATCTTTGATTCCGTTAACCAGACGATCCTCAACTTTATGGTTTGCAGCCCAAGACGCATTGCGGTTAAAGATCTCAACCATCATAACAATGTTGTCGTCCAGCAGATGCAGAACTCCGTAGAACGGGAGCTTAGTACGTCTAGTAACCTCAAGAGCCGCTTGGATCTTAGACCAAGAGATCATCCATTCGTTTCCGAATGTGGTCTGTAGCTTGTGGAGACCATAGCTGCGAGTTTTGACCTCATAGATTCCCGTGATGATCCCTTTAGCCGGATCGAAGATGAATCCATCAATGCGGGAAGGCTCTTGGTCTGATATCGACAGGAACTCCAAGCCGGTCTGACGCTCGATAGCTTTTATCGCGATTCTGTTTTGCCGCAGCGATTCTATTCCCGCTGGCTTCTGGCAGTTTAAGATTTCCACGGGTCCGTTTGATGCAGAGTTTTGAGACATACTTCTTGGACCCATCGCTCTAGCTCGCGCTCTGCGTGTTCGGGATCATGCGGAGCAATGCGACCGGATAGCT